ACAGCAACACCATACACGATTTCGTTCCAACTAAACATCTATGCAAAGTCACAGGATGATGCATTACAGGTTGTAGAACAAATCTTACCATATTTCGCACCACAATACACAGTGACTATTAAACCATTTGCGGATATAGATACACTTACCGAAGATGTTCCGATTACTATATCAGGCACAACCTTTTCGGATGATTTTGAAGGTGCAGTAGAACAACGCAGAACGATTGTATATACCTTAGACTTTGAGATGAAAATCTCATTGTATGGCCCCGAAGGTGAGGGTAAAATCATTCGTGATGTTACAAATAACTTCTATTTACAAGAGGCTGGTCTCGCGGATAGTGATGTGTATTTACAGACACTAAAAATAACACCAGACCCAACCTCTGTAGATGCTGATAGTGATTATGGGTTTACAGAAACCATTTTGGATAGTGCTTAATGAGTGAAGAAGAAAAGAATTTAAAAGACGACTACGAATACTCTCGTGATACATATTACAATCTTTTAGCAAAAGGTCAAGAGAGTTTGGAATTAATGATTGAAGTTGCTCGTGAGTCTGAGCATCCTCGTGCGTTTGAAGTTTTGTCAGGCATGATGAAAAACATGGCAGACATCAACGATAAGTTGATGGATTTGAATAAGAAAAACAAAGACATTAACAAGAAGGATGAACCTAAACAATTAGGTAACACCACGAACAATCTGTTTGTAGGCACGACTACAGACTTGCAACGACTCATACAACAAGAGTCGGGAGTGGTGATTGATGCAGAACCAGAATCAGAATGAATCGTATCTTGGCAATATAAATGTCAAGCGTGACGGTGTTCAACATCAATTTACAGAAGAAGAAATCAAGGAATACGTCAAGTGTTCTAATAACCCTGTATACTTCTGTAAAACTTACCTAAAAGTTATTTCTCTTGACGAAGGATTAGTCCCATTTAGTCTATATCCTTATCAAGAGAAAATGTTCAAACACTTTAATGAAAACAGATTTTCGATTGTTTTGGCGTGTCGTCAATCGGGTAAGTCAATTAGTTCTGTCGGTTACCTATTATGGTATGCTTGTTTCCATTCAGAGAAAACAATTGCAATTCTCGCAAACAAAGGAGCGACTGCAAGAGAGATGCTCTCGCGTGTTACGCTCATGCTCGAGAATCTTCCGTTCTTTTTACAGCCTGGTTGTAAGGCTCTCAACAAAGGTTCTATTGAGTTTAGTAATAATTCTCGCATTATCGCCAGTGCTACAAGCGGTAGTTCCATTCGTGGTATGTCTGTCAATCTACTATTTCTTGATGAGTTTGCCTTCGTTGAAAGAGCGAATGAGTTCTATACTTCGACCTATCCAGTTATCTCTGCTGGTAAAGAAACTAAAGTCATTATCACTTCGACTGCAAACGGAATCGGAAATACTTTCCATAAGATTTGGGAAGGGGCAGTCCAAAAAGTAAACGAGTTTGCACCATTTACCGTAAACTGGTATGACGTGCCAGGCAGGGACGAAGAGTGGAAGAGACAAACTGTCGCAAACACTTCTCAGTTACAGTTCGACCAAGAGTTCGGTAACACCTTCTTTGGAACGGGTGATACACTCATCAACGCCGAGACGTTACTATCATTTCGTGCTAAACCACCCACAGATGTTCTTGAAGGCGGCGACCTACTGGTCTATGAGAAACCACAACAAAATCACGAATATATCATGACGGTTGATGTGTCAAAGGGAAGAGGACAGGATTATTCAACCTTTACGGTAATCGACATTGGCGCAAGACCTTTTAAACAAGTGGCCGTGTATCGCAATAACACTATATCTCCATTACTCTTTCCTAACATTATATATAAGTATGCAAACCTCTACAATGAAGCATATGTAATTATCGAATCAAATGATTCGGGACAAGTAGTATGTAACGGACTATATCAAGACTTAGAGTATGACAACATCCATATGGAATCTGCGGTGAAAGCAAACCGTATTGGTATCGAGATGAATAGAAAGGTCAAGAGACTGGGTTGTTCATCAATCAAAGATGTTCTTGAAAATAATAAACTACAGATTTATGATGAGAACTCAATCCTAGAAATCTCTACATTTGTGTCAAAAGGACAGTCATACGAGGCATCAGATGGTAACCACGACGACTTGATGATGAACCTAGTTATGTTTGGATACTTTATTTCTACACAATACTTCTCTGATATGACCGACATTAATCTAAAAGAGATGATGTTTGCGAAGAAAATGAAAGAAATCGAAGATGATGTGCCGCCTGTAGGATTCATTGATGACGGATTAGATTATGCGGAACAACAGGATATAGTCCAAGAACAAGGATGGCATACCTTTCAAGGTGCTGATATTGGTGTCGAAGATTGGTAAAATAATAATAAGTATAAATAAAGGTATGTGAACAACTACCGTATTATGATAACTTATAATTAGATAACGAAAAAGGAAAAAGTTATGGCACTTTTTACACCCTCTGCTTCTCCTGCTGTAACAGTAAAAGAAATTGACCTGACGGGCGTAGTGCCTAACGTTCAAACTTCTACTGGTGCATTCGTGGGGAATTTCGGTTGGGGGCCTGTCGGAGTTGCGACTCTGGTCTCAGACGAATCTGGACTAGTAAGTACCTTCTCAGCACCAACCAATGAAAATACGGTAGATTTCCATTCTGCTGCTTATTTTTTAAAATACTCAAACTCACTGTATGTTGTACGTGAGCAGGATAGTGATGGCGTTAACGCTGTTGCTAACCATTCATCCCTAGGTAGTTTGACTGCACAAGCAATCAACAACTTAGACGCATTTGAGAACTTATCTCTTGATAGTTCTGACGGTGCGTTTATTGCCAAGTACCCAGGCACAATTGGTAACTCATTGAAAGTATCCGTTATCGGAACTGACAGTGCAAGTGGTTCTTCATTGAACTTTGACAATTGGGCATATAAATCTGAATTTGATGCTGCCCCAGGCACATCTAAATTCGTATCAGACCTTGGTGGGTCTAATGACGAAATTCACGTTGCAGTCATTGACGAAGACGGTGAAATTTCTGGTACTGCTGGAACAATTCTTGAAACATTCCCATACTTGTCTGTTGCTAAAAACGCAAAAGCGAGTGACGGAACTTCAAACTACTATAAAGACGTTCTTAAGAATCGTTCTAATTGGGTATACTCTGGTGACTTCCATACTGGTGACTCAGATAGTCTGAGTGACTTTGTAGGTTCTAACTGGGGCAACAACGCTACAACTTCTGGTGAGAACTTTGCAACTGGACAAAACTTCAGTGCAACTCAAAGCACTTGGTCATTTGCTTCTGGTGTGACCTCTTCTTCATTAGGAACTGACGATGTACTTCGTGGTTTCGATAAATTTGAAGATAAGGACAACATTGAAGTAGATTTCTTAATTGCTCCAGAATCTATTGCAGACGCAACTGCAACTACTGTCGTAAATGATTTAGTAGGTATTGCAGGCACAACTCGTAAAGATTGTGTTGCTGTCGCATCACCTTCACGTAACGCTGTAATTACTGTAGGCACTAATACTGGTGTCCTAGCTTGTAATAACACTTACACGAAGTCTTCGTATCTAATACAGGATAACAACTACTTGAAAGTATTTGACAAGTATAATGACAAATACATCAAGATTCCTGCTAACTCCTCAACAGCTGGATTAATGGCAGCTACTGACTTAGTAGCAGCACCTTGGTTCTCTCCTGCTGGTTCTAGACGTGGTAGATATGTTGGTATTACTGACATCATTCTATCTCCGACTAAAGCAGAAAGAGATACATTATATAAGGCTGGTATCAACCCAATTGCAAACATTCCAGGCGAAGGCATTATGCTCTTTGGTGACAAAACTAACGAATCAAGACCTTCTGCGTTTGACAGAATCAATGTTCGTAGATTGTTCCTTGGAATTGAAAGAGCAATTGCAATTGCAGGACGTAATGTAATGTTTGAATTCAATGACGAGTTTACTCGTGCCGAGTTCGTAAACATTGTAGAACCGTTTCTTCGTGAAATTCAAGGTCGAAGAGGTATCACGGACTTCCGTGTTGTCTGTGACGCTACGAATAACACTGCTGCTGTGGTTGACCGTAATGAATTCATCGCATCTATCTTCATCAAACCTGCTCGTTCTATTAACTTCGTAACATTGAATTTTGTTGCAGTTAGAACTGGTGTTGAGTTTGAAGAAGTAGTTGGCACAGTATAAGGAGTAAGGAAAAATGGCAATATTAGGCGTAGACGACTTTAAGTCAAAACTCAGAGGGGGCGGTGCTCGTCCTAATCTGTTTAAAGCGACTGTCAACTTTCCAGGCTATGCAGGGGGAGACGTAGAACTTACGTCTTTCCTTTGTAAGACTGCTCAGTTGCCAGGCTCAATAATGAACTTTGTAGATGTACCTTTCCGTGGTCGTCAGTTAAAAGTAGCTGGTGACAGGACTTTTGAACCTTGGACTGTAACCATCATTAATGATACGGATTTCACAATCCGTGATTCTATGGAACGTTGGATGAACGGTATCAATGCACATAGTGCTAATACTGGTTTAACTAACCCTATTGATTATCAAGCAGACTTGATAGTTGAACAATTAGATAGAGATGGTGAAACTCTTAAAACTTATAACTTCCGTGGTTGTTTCCCAACTAACGTTGCACCAATCGATGTAAGTTATGAGACTGTAGACACTATTGAAGAGTTTACAGTTGAGTTCCAGATTCAATACTGGGAATCTAACACAACTAGTTAATCTAGTTATATATAGAGAGGTAAGGGAATTATCCCTTGCCTCTTTATTATGAGGAACATAAATGGCAGAACAAGAT